CTTATTCTTAACTAAAAATGAACCTGACATTGTTTTTTGCACATAGGCATTTGCTCTATATGGTTCTACTGAAGGTGAAGTAGTGCCACAAATAATAGAAGACGAAGCATTAGGTGCTATAGCTAACAAGTGTGCATTACGCATACCAGTACCTTCCATGTCAGGTGCTTCACCTCTTTTAATCGCTAGTCTTTTAGACTCTTCTACTGCTTGTTCTTTTATCTTTTTAAATATTTTTAAATTTAATGACTTAGCTAATACAGATTCAAACGGAATACCTTTAGATTGTAAGTAGGCATGAAAACCCATAGCTCCTAAACCTAAACTTCTTTCATTGTTTGCACTAAATCTAGCTCTAAATAATTCTTCAGGTGCATGGTCAATAAAATATTGTAACACATTATCTAAAAATCTAATTAAATCTGGTATAAATAATGTATCATTCTTCCACTCATCATACTTTTCTAAATTTACAGAAGACAAACAACACACTGCTGTTCTATTGTCACTTGTTGGTAAAGTAATTTCAGTACATAAATTAGAATGATGTACTTCTAAACCTAATTTTTTTTGTGTTTCAGGTAACGCATCATTAATAGTATCAATAAAAGAAACATAAGGTTCTCCTGTTGCTACTCTAGTTTCTAAAATCTTTTGCCATAACTCTCTAGCAGATACAGTACGTACAACTTTTTTTGTGTGTGGGTCTATAAGATTCCAACTATCATCATACGTAGGTTCTTTTATACAATTATCTATTAGTTGCATAAACTCATTACTAATGTTTACACCATGATGTAGGTTAAGACATTTTCTATGTACGTCACCACCACTAGGTTTTCTCATTTCAATAAATTCTATAATCTCTGGGTGTGATATATCCATGTATGCCGCATAACTACCACGTCTTGTTTTTCCTTGAGAAAATGCAAGTATCTCTGCGTCTACTACATGTAAGAATGGAATAGAACCTGATGATTGTGAACCACCAGATGTCATAGTACCATCACTTCTTATGTGTCCCCAGTAACCACCAATACCACCACCAACAGAAGCCAACCAAGCATTTTCTGTGTAGTGTCCTGTTAATCCTTCTCTACTATCACCTACATAATTTAAGAAACATGAAATAGGCATACCCCTTTTACTTCCTGCGTTAGACAAAACAGGTGTAGAGTACATAAACCATAACTTAGAAGCATAAGAATAAATACGTTCAGCCATTTCATCATTATCTGAAAATGCTTTAGCCGCTCTAAGAAATCCATCTTGCGGTGAATCTTCTGTAGGCAATAGGTATCTATCTTTTAATGTTGTCTTACCAAAATCAGTAAGTAATGCGTCTCTGTCATAATTTATCATAGTCTAACTCTTTCTTTCTTTTTTAATATATCTATAAATTCTGCTCTATCTATTACAGCATGGTCAACCTTGACTGGTTCAAACTCATCTAAAAATAATAAAACAATTTCTTTATCAAGACTACCACATGTATAAACATCTAGCTGTACTATTGCAGGAGATACTTCGTCCCAACAATGTAAAGCTATGTGTGATGTCTCAATACATTGGACAGCAGTAATACCTTTATTGTTTTCCGTATCTACATAGACAGCAGTAGGTCGTCCAAGAGGACGCATACCTATTGCTTTAACTAATTTACGCAACCACTTCTTTACTTTACGTATATCTTGTGGTGGCTTGTTTACTTCTGCCCTAATGATTATGTGTTTGTGTTCCATTATTTATCGCTGATTTTAGTTACACCTTCTTTTTCTATAATGAAATCAATGTATACTTTTGCTTTTTTTAAATCATCAATACCACCCTTACTACGCCAACGTGTTATATATTTCACAACATTACCTTCGCAGTACGTGAGACCATTACCTATAATATAATCAATAGGTTCTATCTCTTTATTAGTATAGTGTGGTGGATTTTTTATTGGGTCTATCTTATCTGCCATAACTTTACCTTACCTGTTTTTTTGTTATAGTCACCATGCCTTAATATTCTAGCAACTCTAGCTTGAGCTAGTGCCTCTTTAGCAGTGTAACCTTTGTCTTTGTATATACCTTTTACTATTTTCCATAAGTCTTTTAATGGAACATTAGTATATTTTTGTATAAGTTTATTTGCAGTAACTACACCAACACCTTCAATGCCGTCATAGCCATCAACTTTATCACCAGTCAATGTCTGTATCATAAAGTTATAGTCAGCCATTCTTGGTGGTATCTGTTCTACATTTAAACCGTCAGCAGATAAGTTACATGGTACTGTTCGTAAATCTTTATCTATACTAACTACAATTCTTTCTTCATTAGTTGGCTCAGTTGCCATGATACCTAACACATCATCAGCTTCTAAGTTAGCCCACATTACACCATTATGTTTTTTCATAACATACTCACGCAATGCTTTTAATGTCATTGGTTTACGCTTCTGTCTTCTGTTATCTTTGTAAGAGGGTAAGACATCTTTTCTAAAGTTATTCTTATCTGTTAATGCAACAACATAATCATCTGCACTGAATGTAGAACCTAAGTCATCTATCACTGCATCTACGTCTGCTTTACATTTATTCTCATCACAATGTAATGTCCAAAGACCATCACCCCAATGAGTATCTACTTCGTTATTAACTGCAATCTGATATAATAAAATATCACCATCAATTAATAATACTTTTCTACCTTTTAGTTTATCACTCATAATATTATCCTATGTTCTTTTTTAAAAATAATTCAGCAAGAGGCACTAGAACAAATCTACTTCTATTACCATCACCGCCGCTTTTAATATTCTTGATATATTTTTTTGCCAATTTTTTTACTGTTGAAGTATCAAATATTAAACGACAATAATCTTTATCACCGTTGGCTAATATATGAACCCAGTAGTCAGCCTCAGTTGCCATGATACCAGATGGTTTACCATAACATTCTACTTCTATTGCAATGTTATTAGTTTTAAACCACCAGTCTCTTTCTGTTTTGACTTCCATTTTGGTTTTGTCTTTATCAAGAATAGATACAATTCTGTTTTCTCTCTCCTGTCCGTACTTTAAATCTTTATCAAATTTCTTATTCATTAATGTGTTCCACTCCAATCATTTCCTATTTTATATTCTCCTGTTAAAGGTAGTCTTAATTGGAAGTGTTCGCCAGTACATTGTATTGCTTTGACAGCTAACCTACCAACGGTCTCTGCATCTTTTTCAAGACACTCAACCTGTATTTCGTCATGCACCCAAACGACCTGTTGGGCTTCAGGAATATCCTTAATTAATTTATCAAACTCAACAAGCCATTGTTTACAAACAAGAGCTCCTGAACTCTGTAACAATGTATTGAGTGCCGCATGAGCTGAACGAACTTTAATCTGTCTTTTATCAAGACCAATTAAATGTCCTCTCTCTGCCGCTAATTGCACTTGCTCTATTAATTTACTTAGAGCAGGTAAGTTGTTTAAGAATCTTTTTTTAATCTTAGATGCTTCACTAACTTTTTTACCAGTTACTTCCGCAATACGTTTAACGCCACCACCATATAAAAAACAATAGTAGAAACGCTTTGCTAAATCTCTTGAGTCTAATCCTGCTAGGTTTTGTGTCTCTGTATGTATGTCACCATCTAATACAACTTTTGTATATTCACCATTGTCATACTTAGACATAAAGTGTGCTAACATTCTAACTTCTAATCCTGATATATCTATACCTACTAGCTTCTTACCACTAGGCACAGTAAATAAACTTCTACATTCTTTACCAAATGGTACGGACACGCTTGGTACTTGTGCCATGTTAGGAAACGAATGACTTGCACGTGCTGTTACAGTTGAATTAGTATTACATGTGCCATGTATCTTACCATTCTTTTCATGTTTCAACCATGCTTGTGTGCCTGTAGCTAGTTGTGCAATTCTTTTATCTAATAAGAAATGTTCGCATAAAATTTTTGCTTCAGGATATTCCAGTTTACTTAATACAGTATCATCTAGTTTTGGTTTACCATCATTAGTAAATTCTTTAGCTTCCCAACCATACTTAGTTTTTAATCTGTCAGCTATGTGATGACGTGAACTAGGATTAAATACTGTAACTTTATCTTTTAATTGTTTACCTGTTTTTTCTGATACTCTCTTCTCTGTAATAGGTAAGAATATTTTTTGTAGTTGTTCTTCTAACTCTATCCTTCTAGTATTTAATTTAGTATATAACTTTTCGGCTTCCTCTTTATTAAAAGTAAAACCATGTTGTTCTTGTCTAAATATTAACTCAGCAACATTATGTTCTAAATCCATTGCTTGTTGAGAGTAACCTTTTTTCTCAATCATATTGAATAAAGTGTGAGTAACTTGAACATCTTGAATACAATACTCTAGCATACCCACACTAAATTCTTTCCAATCTGTATCAAACTGTTCTTTATATTCGCCCACCCTGTTACCCCACGCTTTCAAGCTGTGTCTGCCAATACAGTCTCTTGGAAAATTCTTATGTTTAAAATCTTGGTCTTTAATATCAGGGAATAACAATCTAGTTGCTACTATAGTATCAAAAACTTTTGCTCTTGATTTTAAATTATAAAACTTCTTAAGAACTGGTATGTCAAACTTAATAATGTTGTGACCAATAATTAATTCTGCTTGTTCTAATTTCTTTACAGCTTCTTCATTATTAAGATGAAGTATTTGTTTAGTATCTATATCTTTTAAAATAATACAATGAACTTTTGTAGCTGTATCTAAAAATCCATCTGTTTCTATATCAAAACAATATCTCATAATCTTATCTTTTTCTTTTTAAGTACGTTGCTAGATGGTATTGTAGTTATGTTTCCTACATCACCTAATGTTCCGTTGTCTTCAAAGTTTACATCAGCAACTAATATGTGAACATCTTTATTTTCTTTTATTAACCAACCAGTAGATATACAAATCGTTGGTTTACTGTTTAACGCATCTTTCAAAGTTTTCCATGAGCTGTCAGAGTTTATATCGCTCCATGTTAATTGCACATAATCTGCATTTAATATTTTTTTAGTAACGTGTGGTAAAGGTTTCATTAGTGTACCGTATGTGTTTGTATGTGAACATTCCAAGCGGCATCTTCTCCACTAAATGCAAGAGACAACAATGCTTCTTGCAATACCATAGCAGATTGTTCTTTACCTACATGTAAAGTAACAGGAAGGTTTGTTCTTTTAGCTCTACCTACTGCTTCCATAACATACATTGTCCATGTCATAGCCGCTTTTTTATGTTTAATATAATCAGAAGTCATCTAACACCTCTGCTTTTACTTCTGATAGACAACCTGTTTGTAAATCATAATGTAAACTACAAGCACTACCTGTCTCACCTGAAAATCTATTTTTTAATATAGATATTTTTGCTATGTTATTCTCTGCTTTTAAATCTCTACTCATACTAATAACTAAATCTGATAGTTGTGCTATTGATTGACTCCCTCTTAAACTACTTAATGTTACTTGTTTACCATCTTCAAAACCTTTATCACCCTCAGTTGACCTACGCAAATGACTGACTAAGATTAATCCAATGCCTGTCTCTTCTACTAATGTTCTAAGTTTACTTACAAAATAATCTATAAGTTTTCTTTCGTCATTAGTATGTTCATCACCTAATGCTGACAACGCCATGTGTAGATGGTCTAATATAACCCAGTCTACGTTACATGCTTTAGCTAAATATCTTATCTTTGACAATAAGTTATCTGCTACAGTTGAGCCAAAGTGATTATATAAATAAAAATTGCCATTACCAATAGTAGTGGAAAAGGCGGCATGAAGTTGTTTGGCATCTACTCCCTCTCTTGTTAAGTGTAATGGTTTCTTTAAATGCACACCCATAATACCAAGTGCACTACGTTTAACACTCTCTTCTAATGCTATGTAGCCTACGGTATATTTTTGTTCTAATAAACTAAGTGCAATGTGTCTACAAAAACTAGACTTACCAACACCACTACCTGCTGTTACTGTAACTAACTCACCTTTACGTAAACCATGAGTCTTTACATTCATACACTCAAATGGATATTTAGCTGTAACATACTCATCTTCTTTTTGTATGTCATTCCAAATATCTGCACCAAGTATAATACCATCAGGTCTGTATGCTTTACTAGACCATATACAATCTGTTAATTCTTTTACTTTACCTGCAAGTACCATTTCGTTTGCATCTTTCAATGGTAACGTACATATCTTTGCTTTGTTAGGTGTAAGTAATTTAGCACATTCTATTGCACCCTTCTTACCTTGTTCATCTTGGTCAAAACAAAAGTATACTGAATCAAATCCTTCTATCCACTCAAGCTCTTTTTGTATATCTCTCTTTGCTCCTTGAGCTCCTGACTTGATACTTACTACAGGAAATTTATTCTGATTAATAGCAGATATACTCATTGCATCTATCTCGC